ATTCCGGAGACGAAGCCGGAAGAATCGATTCTGGTATCAAATTTCAGAGTACCGTCAAACAAGCAGGATCACCGTCCTAGAAGAACGCCGCGCCGATTTCCTCATCACTCAGGGTGAACGGAATGGCAACGGCTCGTTTGAGTTTCAGAATGCGCCGTTTTTCGTCATGATTTCTGATCTGTGACAGATCGGCCGAACGCCAGGCGATGCGCTTCATGCAGAGGGAATCTTCCGGCAGGGCATCGAACAGCGCACGGAAGGCGAACCAGTGCAAAAAATCGACAGTCAGAAGATCGAGCTGATAAAACCGCAGAAAATCGCCGAGAATAAAACGGGAATCGAATTTCCAGTCAAAAAGAGGAGGCCCCCCGGGGGGTATTTTTTCGGGGAGTTCCTCCGGATTTTCGGGGTCTTCGTCATCATGATAATAGAGATCTTCTGCGCCGAGGAACGCGAAAACGGCATCCAGCAGCGATTCCGGAAACTGTCTGACCGGCGACCGGAACACACGCAGCAGAGCGGCGGCAGTCTGTTCCGGAGAAAGATTCCGGTCAGCGAGCTGATCGGAAAGCCGGAGCCACACGCGGAAATCAGTCTGCACGGGATAGGTGCGGCCGTCCGCTCGGACAGAATCGGGGAACGGTTCATAAAGGACGTTCAGCATTTCTTTTTCCTCTTTTTGGCATGTTTTTGCTTCACAGTCGGAAAGCGGAATTTTTTGGCGCGCTTGTCCGCGGCTTCCAGCCGTGCGGCCTGAGAATAGCGCAGAAATGACAGATAAATATCATCATAATCGCGCGAATTTTCGGGAATATTCTGAAAAATCTGCCCGGCAGTCTCCGCGCCGAACAGATTGGTGAACAGATTCCGGTACATATTGCAGTAATCCCGGATTTTTTCAGAAATACCGGGATATTCCCGGTTCAGGATCTGCTTTTCTTCCTCTTCCATGGTCTGAAAAGCATGGTCAATGCGCTTTCCGGTTTCAAAATCCTCAAAATCAAGCTTGAGGGAAAGTCCTCTGATCAGCCATTTCATCAGGATTCCTCCTCGAAGGTGACCGTCATCCAGCCGTCGGAGCTTGTGGCCGTACCGAAGACGGGTTCTCCGCTGGCTTCGAGCGAGCCGGAATGCGTGTAGACATTGGCATCGCCGCCCTCGGAATCGGGAATGACGGAATAATCGCGTTTGACGGCCTCTCCGATTTCGATATCAGCCCAGATAATCGAACGTCTGGCATCATCGCCGACAAGTTCTCTGTCGCCGATGCGGATGATATCCTGGAGCACGGCATTGCCGCGGTGGCGGTCGAACGCATAGCTGACGGCCTCGGCATAGCCGGTCACGTCGGAGCGTTCGGATTTTTCGTCGATATATTTTCGGGAATATTTGTTCGGATTCTTGTTTTTGGTGGCTTCCGTGAAGTACTGCATTCTTCTGTAAGTGACTGTAGTTACACCTTCTGTAGTGGTGGGAACGCCGTAGAATCCTAACATTTTGTGGCGTGGTACTGGCATGGTTACTCCTCCTGATCTTCATAGATTAAATTGATCTGCATCTGATATCTGGCCGTGTCAGCTTCCGTATCGAAGACATAACCTCTTTGCAGGACTTCCAGGCTGACGGAATTCCGGCCGTCGAGGAAGCTGTCAAGCGTGTCAGTTCCGGTATGCAGAATCCAGTTTTCGAGCGTTTCGTAAAAGCCGGAATTTCCGGCCAGCTGATCGAGATCGGCAGTGTAGACCTCACGGCCGGCGAACAGAAACTGAAACTGTTTCATGCCGCCGCCGTCGGTATATCGTCTGTAGAACCGTTCGCAGGGAACAGCCTCGATGACGTATTCCGTGGCATCGCTGCCCAGATAGTCGATCATGAGTGCGCCGGGTTTCAGTTCCGGGAACGTCAGGAAAAAATCCCGGATGCATTCGATGACGGGTTTCATGAAAATTTCCTCCTTGTGCCGGCCAGAATTTTTTCCTTATTGCCGGATTTCATACGGCTGAACCAGAACTTGCCTTGTTTGCCGTTTCTGGCTCTGCCTTTGTAGTAGCGTGGCTTGGCGTAAGGTGCAGTATACTTGACGATTCCAGAACCGAGTTTTGTGCCGTACCAGCCGGACTGCCGGAGCTTTCCGGTTCTCATGGGCACAAAAGGTTCAGAAAGCCTTAGTACTTCGTGGTCAACGTATTCCTGCGCATTTCGGAACTGCTGTTTTCTGCGGTTTACGGCGGAAGAAGACAGAGAAAAAGAAGCTTTGAAAGAAATCATTCTGCTTTCACCTCGACATGCATCACTGCCGGAAGCAGAAAGCGAAAATCCTTGACCTGCATCACGGTCAGCGCAGTGACAGGCGGATTTTCGTCAGGAACGCTTCCGGAAAGAACTTTGTCATCCTTTTTGGGAAGATAGGTCACGGAAGACGGCGGAACAGCGAGAAATACGCTGTCTTTTGGAGCACGTGCGCTGTTTCCGGCTTCCTGTCCGCTGACAGCCTGCCAGTAAGATGCGCCTAGCTCATGCCGGATATAGACGGGAGCACGGTTCACAATCTGTTTTTCCCAGACCGTGACAGCGGTCACATTGACAGGGAATCTCATGAGCTGTCACCACCCGAAGCCCATAGCTCAACTGCGCCGTAAGTCTGCGAAGGATACAAGCCAAGGTCTTTGAGTTCCGAGCGAAGAAAATACAGGCTTTGTCCGGGGTTGAAAAATGTCTGCTGTACGGTATACGAACCGAGTGTCTGACTGCCATGAACAATTCCGCCCTGTCCGGAACTGGAAGCACTGTCAAGTGCTCTAATAACTGCCTGCACCAGCACTGACTTGACGGCAAGCGCATAATCTGCGCCTGTCGTTTCGTCAGCAATGAGCGCATCAAGGTTTTTGTGGACTTTCAGGGCAGTCAGCCGGAGTCTTGCAGAACCTTGAGTCAGAATGGTTTGGGCTGCTTCTTCCTGAGCAGCAGACAAGGGATAGCCTGCCGCCCGAATATCGCCGATTGTCGCATAATTATTCATAATCAGGATGCAATGTCAGCAGCCTTGACTGTCACATAAGCTACAGAAACAACTTTTCCGGAACTGAGGTTAACAATTTCCAGAATATCGCCTTCAGAAACAGCGATTGCAGTCGAGCCGGAAGTCAGGGCAGTACCGCCATAAGCGGCAGAAGTCTGATTAAATACAGCACGTTCAGACGGATTTTTCTTGTAAGCATAGGTTGTGCCGGTATTGCCGGCGGTAATGGTAACGATTGTTTTTCCGGATTCCGAAGCAGGAGCAGTCGAAAAGCTCAGACTGCCGGGGGCATAGACAGCACGAATTGCCACGCTTCTGAGGACTTTATGCCCATAGACACGGCGGCCCTGTACTGCACATGCACCGATATATTTTCCGGACTGTGCCAAATCCTGCACATGTACATCAACAGACCATTCAGCAGCTCTTGTGGCGAATTTCGGATGCCCTGCAATCATGGCTAAATTTGCGGTTTTGTCATTCCATTCTTTTACTAAAAATCCGGCGATTTTGCCGATAACACCGTTCTGCACGACAGTATTTCCGAGTGCGGAAGCATTGATAAATTCCGGACAGTTCAGCAGCAGAGCCATTGTTTCAGGCATAACAAGCAGATAGCGTTTTCCGTCATCGGGAATACTGGCCTTGCTCATAGCCGTGCGGATGTCGACAATCGTGCTGTAGATGTTCAGGGCGGTCAGCTGGGAAATATTTGTAACAGTCGCACCAGCGAGCAGCGTGGTTGCACCGTCAGTATCAATCTGACGGGCGAGCGAATAGCCGCCGGAATCAAGACGGTCAGCAACGAGTTTATCGGGAACGGATTCGGCATCATAGCCGTCAATCAGTTCATTGACGGCCTTGTCTTTATCAATATTCATGGTCGTGTAGCTGGTTGAGCCGCCTGTCGGGGCGATGCCGTTTGCTTTGTCATAATCAGATACAGCGACCTCGTCATCACGGACGGGAATCTTGACTGCTCCGGCAGTGGGGTCGCCTTCGTAATCGGTATTGAAAACAAAATCGTCAGCAAGCACAAGCTCTGAGCGGAGCTTGGCAAGAAGTAAATCAGAATATCTTGTTTGTGCTTCGTGTGCCATCAGGCATTCTCCTTTCTGGGTTTAAGATTTGGATTTTTTTCATAAAAAGATTTTTCGACACCGGAAAGTTCAGGGGTTTCGGCTCTGAAAGCCGGAGTCTGATGCAGTTTTGTGAAACCTGCGAGCATTTCAGCATCTTTCTGAATGGCTTCTTCGGTGTCTCCGGTCAGACGGCTTGCGAGTTCGGCAGGAAGTCCGGCGAGCAGTGCCGCTTTGGCGCGGAACTGTTCCAGCATAGCATTTTTATGCTGTTCCGGCGGAATCCAGTCAGCGAATTCGGCAGCCTTGGCGGAAACAGCAGCATCAATCAGCGGCTGAACAGCGGCATCAAAATCAGCTTGTGTGGTAATTGGCTTAAAATCGGCATTCATAGTGATTTCTCCTTTCTGATGATAATTTTTTGTGACACCTGCTCCCTGCTGGGCAGGGACGGCGACAAAGCTCCATTCATAGGCATCTGTGATATTATCGAGAATATGACAGCAGATTTTTCCGTCATAGGCTTTGCCTTTGACATGCTTGCATTGTCCGGCTTCTTTTCCGCAGACAGAGCAGGTGCGCTTTTCGGCGGTACAGGAAACACTGACTTCTTTTTTGATGCCGGCATCGATTTCGAGAATCAGATCGGCATTTTCAGAAGTCCGCACCATGTAGGCACAGCCTTTCAGATACCGGAACGGTCTGCCATCCTGTGTGAATTTTCCGGCATCCGTGATGACTTCCGTATCATAAATCCGGGCGGCCTGGTTATCAGCAGTCGGATTATGATCGAAAATTCCGGTTTTTCCGAGGAAGAGCTCTGCCATCTGCTCCAGAGCCTCGTCAGAAAAGCGTTCGCCGTCACGGTTGATGTCGTTATGACAGAGCGTGACCGGGAACGTATAGATTTCATCTTCGGTGAAGTCGCGCCTTGTCAGGGCGTTGATTTTGGCAAGTTCTGCCTGGTCCATAGAATCAGTCCTTTCAGTAGGTGATGATTTGTTTTTTCTTTTCTTTGGTATTGGCGCAGACCCAGTGCGCCAGGCAGACGGATTCCAGAAGCGAAACATCGGCATTTTCCAGAATCGATGTATAGCCGAAGCCGCCGCCTGTGCCGATGGCTCTGTGTTCACAGTTGGTGACGGCCTGCACCAGCGACGGCTGGGCGGCATGACAGATTTCTCCTGCGAACAGATTCTGTTCAAAAAGGGAATTTGCTTCGATGATTTCAGAAACTTTCGGCAGAACCGTCCGGCATTTCACGCCGGCATCCTTCATTGCCTGCACCAGGAGCGGCGCGCCGGCCGCGCCGTCGATGACGATTTTTTCAGTATGCGGATTTTTTAGAAAGCTGATGATCCAGTCCAGACCATCGCGAACCGGGCGGCAGTCGAGAGATTCGACAAAAATTTTCCTGTCAGCAGTTCTGACAGCGGCGGAAAGCGAGACATTTCCGGAATGCTTCGCGAATTTTACGCCGAAAAACAGCCGGAGAGGCATTTTC